GGGCACGGGCGCGAGCTTCAATAACCCGAGTGGAGTTGCAGTGATCCCCTCGACCGGTGATATCGTTGTGGGTGACCGATCCAACAGCCTTATCCGGTTGATAACACCGGCCGGCGTCGTGACGACGCTTGCGACAGGCTTCAATTCCCCGCGCGCAGTCGCTGTGATCCCCTCGACAGGCGTGGTCGTTGTTGCCGATGCGTCTAACAACCGCATCCGGCTCGTGACGTACCCCGGCGGTGTAGTCACGACGCTCGCGGGCAGTGGCAGTGCCGCCTTTGCCGACGGCCAGGGTGCCGCTGCGAGCTTCAGCGACCCGCGAGGTGTCGCAGTGACCTCGACCGGTGACATCGTCGTGGCCGATACGGGCAACCATCGTATCCGGTTGATAACACCCCTCGGCTTCGTCACGACGCTCGCGGGCAGTGGTAGCGGTGCCTTCGCCGACGGAACGGGTGCGGGCGCGAGCTTCAACAGCCCGTTCGGAGTTGCCGTGATGCCCTCGAGTGGTGTGATCATCGTGGCCGACTCGGGAAACAACCGCATCCGGTTGGTGACACCTGCGGGTGTAGTCTCCACACTCGCGGGCAATGCCTCAGCCGCCTTCGCTAACGGCACGGGCACAGGCGCGAGCTTCAACAATCCGACTGGAGTCGCAGTGACTTCGACCGGTGACATCGTCGTGGTCGACCAATCTAACCACCGCATCCGGTTTGTCACACAGGCAGGTGTCGTCACGACGCTTGCGGGCAGCGGCAGCGCGAGTTTTGCCGACGGAACAGGCACGGGCGCAAGCTTCTATAATCCGGAAGGGGTCGCAGTCACTTCAGCCGGCGACGTCGTCGTCAGCGACCCAGCAAACCACCGTATCCGTTTGATAGTGTGATCAATACCTATTTAGTCTAATCTCAGTACTAACACAATATGCCGGGTGCTCTACTTCAATTGGTGGCGATTGGAGCCCAGAATGAACTTGTGAACGGAAATCCGTCGATGACGCATTTCCGGGCAGTCTACCGGCGACACACGAACTTTGCCATGGAGGCAATCCGAATGACGTTTACGAGCTCCAATTTGGAGTTTGCTCAGACCACTACACGGACGATTTCGTGTCGGATTGACCGGTATGCACAGTTGCTTCACGACACCTATCTGGTGTTGACCCTTCCAGATATTTGGTCTCCGCTTCACTATCTTGGTGCGGGCGTATCCCCTCCTGCTGGCTACGACCAGCGCTCGAACTCTATTGGCTACGAGTTTCAGTGGATTGACAACATTGGTTACAATTTGATCGACCGCGTGGAAATCACAGCAAACGGACAGCTACTGCAGAGATTTACGGGGGAGTGGCTCAAGTTTTACTCGTATCTGACACATGACCCTAACAAGCGGAAGATTGTGGATGAAATGGTTGGACACGTGGCCGCACTCAATGATCCAGCAAATGCCTACGATCGTCTGGGACAGTATCCTCACGCCGTTGTCCCTCTGAGCCAACCCGGTGGAATCCCGAACACTCTGGTTCCTGAACCGTCTATTCGCTCTCGCCAACTGGTGATCCCTCTTCACTTCTGGTTTTGTGAAAACCCGGGTATGGCACTTCCGCTGGTGTCAATGCAGAACTCGGATGTCTTTATTAACGTGACGTACCGTCCACTGAACCAGCTGTACACTGTTATCGGTGTGGACCCGCTGAATGCGGATACCTACGGCAAGCGTATCCGCCCGGACATAAACGACTATGCGATTGGTCGGTTCCTGAGTCCGCCTACGCTTAGTGGCACTCAGTCGAACACGGCGCTGACAACTTTCTTCCCTGACCCGTATTTGGAAGGCAACTTCATCTATCTGACTGAGATGGAGATGGCACAGCTGGCATCCGCTGATCAGACCTTCCTGGTCAAGACTGTTACCTACGTGAACAATCCAGGTCAATACGGTGGAAACTCGGACATTGAGATCCCCTTCTTTAACTTGGTAACTCGAATGGTTTGGTCTTCCCAGCGGTCGGATAAGATTCTGGCGAATGATTGGGACAACTACACGAACTGGGACAATCCGAATCGTGCTCCGTTCACAACCAACGGAGTCGCCAACGATGTCTTTTCGAGTGTAACCAACTCCAGTGAGACGCAAACCTTCCTGTACTCGAGTGGACAGCTGCAGATTTCCTCTTCGTATCCTCGGGATCCAGTTACCCAAGGACAGCTCTTGCTTGATGGAAAGGAGCGCTTCTCTGTGAAGCCAACTTCGTACTTCTCGCTGTTGCAGATGTACAAGCACACGACGGGTGATGCTCCCCTTCTCCCCGGAGTCTACATGTACTCCTTTGCCCTGAACAATGACCTGTATCAGCCAAGTGGAGCCATCAACGGTAGTTTGTTCAACAAGGTTGTTCTCCGCCTAACTCTGCAACAGCCCCTGCCCACTGCTGCCGGGATTGCCGCCCAAGAAGTTGTGTGTGTATTGAAGTCAACGGTGTTCTCGGCAAACCCTGTGATCGTCACGGCAGCCCAGCAGTTATTGACGGATCCAGTCACCGGGCTTCCCCTGTATCCTCCGGAGACCCTTGTGACGGTGGTTCGCAACACGAATGGAGAGAACATCATCTTTGCCTACACGTACAATCTGGCCTGCTACGTGGAATCCATCAACTTCTTGCGGATCACGTCTGGTCTTGCGAATTTCGTGTTTGCTAACTAACAATGGGTATCGTGATTAACCAGGCCACGTGGGGAGACGAGAACGCCACCACCGACATCACACAAAGCATGCAAGAGAAGGCAAAACCGGGATATCTCGATTTGATTGCCGACAACTCGCTTGTGCCCGCAATCGATCTCCTGACTGGCTCAAAGAATGTCACACTGACTGACTCAGAAAAGGCTGACATCAAGACACAGGCAACTGAAATCTGTGGGTCGGCTTCGGATGATAGGTGCATTGCATTTCAGACCAATCAGCTCGAGTCTTCGTCTCTTCAGGGAAAAGTGGCCGAGCAACAGTCCTCTGCGGGTATTGTTACGGGACGCCGGCTGACGCTCACGTACACGGACGACCAGACTGGACAGAAACGGACAGTGGCAATCCCCGATGGACAAAAAGTAAAGTTTGGAGAGGCGCCAGTCGTCTCAATGGCTAGCTTTACCCCGTCCAACACAATCGTTGGGTTTCTTAGTACGTTCTCTACGATGGCCATGACCCTGCTCTACGTGTTTAGCATTGGCGCTACCTACCGTTTGTTGGTCATGTCGGGGAACACGATGGTCGCGTATGTGCTGACGGCAATCTCTATTGTGATCCCGTATTCTGGACTGATCTTGACACCGATCGCACTGGGTATTTTCAAGTACATGGAGATCAAGGCGGCTGCAAAAGTTGTTCCTGTGTAAGAACAATGTTCCATCTTGAGTGGATTGCCGCCGGTGTTATTATCGGCATGTTGATTGCATGTATCTTGATTCCACCGACCCGAAAGCAAATCGCGGTGCCCACGCCGTATGATACAGATATCTTCCACACAGACACGGGTTGTGTTCGTACCAATGCCATCGAGGTGCCGTGTGGCGCTGAAGCCGATTCTCTCAATCTTCTCGCAAGTAAGTAATGCTTGACATCACAAAAGGAATCGAACGCGCCAGTCCCTTTTTTTCGTTTGTGATTGGGTTGGGGATCTCCGTCCTGCTCTTTCATCGGAACTACGGCACTCAGCGGGTTCTGGGTGTTCCTCTGAAGGATGTAGAAGCAAAAACAGTCAAGGTAGATGGAAAATGTTATAAATATCGCGTGGAAGATGCAACGTGTGAAATCGTGTCTCCTTCATAAACAATGGACGACCAGACCTCGCTCGACGCCCTCTTGCCCTCGCCCCAGCTTCCTCAGTCTATGCCGCCGATGGCCGGTGTCTCCGGTTCGGATCACATCCAGCGTACCCATATGGTGCCCTCCTTTAAGCCGTCGCTCCCAATGATGCGAATGATGTGGTCCAACTTGACACTGTATATTTCCTTCTTTCTTGCCACGGTAGTGCTCTCACTGTCCGCACCGCGTGACTTACTGTTGAGGTATGTCCCGAATGCATATACATCGGGTGGTGTAGTGTCGTGGCAAGGTGCTGGAGTGCTGGGAGGAGCAGCAGTTGTGGTGTCCCACTTACTGAATGTATTCCTGCTGAGTTTCCTGGGTTAAAATGGATATAGAGTGTGGGAGGAATATCACAGTAATGGTTGTTCCAATTCTCTCCGACTTCGATGTTGCTTGTATTCTGCGTGTAGCTGACAAGTCCGTTGACTGCCGGTTGTACGCTGCAAACGTACTGTACACTGAACTGATTGAAGTTGCTAAGGCTGTAAATTTGAAGTCCAGATTCCGGCATGACGTCTATCATGGACGTAGTACTCGTTTCATTCTCACTCAACTTCCCCCCTACCGTCAGGTTCAAGAGATGCTTCTTTCGACGGAGGACATTATAAATTCTGAGATGGTCTTGGCTCGACTCGAGAAAGGATGTGGCCAGTACGTACAAGCTTCCTACGAGGTAGAGAATGGCGGGCATATCAACGTGTATCTTGAATTTGTTCTTCCGAGGAAATCCGTTTTAAACCCAGAAGACGATACGTCAGAGATCAATATCCCTACCGCCTCCGAGGAGCTTGAGGCACGACGCCTTGAGAAGGAGACCAGCTGGTAAAATGGATCTAGATTTGGCAACT